ATCTTATGTAGACTCTTCTATAAGCAGTGCAATTAGTGGTGCTACAGGAGAGTATCCAAGTCTTGCTGGAACTGGTCTTGACTGGAACGATGGCGATCAAAGGTTTGATGTTGAACCAAGAATTGCAAACACTGGAACAATTATAACAAAGACTTCTGCGTTCACACTAGATCCGCTTGATGTTAGCAAAACAATTATTCTTAATACTTCTTCAACAATGAATTTAACCATACCGTCAAATTCTTCTGTTGCAATTCCAGTTGGATATCAATTTAACTTGATTGAGGTTGGAACAGGAAGAACAACATTTTCTCCAGGTTCTGGAGTGGTAGTAAACAGTAAAAATGCACAAATGTACATTGATGCACAATATGGCAAAGCAACACTTTTAAAAATTGATACAAACTCGTGGATTGTGTACGGAGATATTTATGAAGGATCTTCTTCTGTTACACCAGTTACTCCTGCAGTTACTCCTGCTGTAACCCCTGCAGTTACTCCTGCTGTAACCCCTGCAGTTACTCCTGCTGTAACCCCTGTTACACCAGTAACACCTGCTGTAACTCCAGAAGTAACACCAGAAGTGACACCTGTAACACCTGTTACACCAGTCACACCTGTTACTCCAGTAACACCAGTTACTCCAGTAACACCAGTCACGCCTGTAACATGTGGAGATTGTGAATCATTTACAACTCAAGAATTAATGTGTAATGGTGAAGACACTTATTGGGGTAATTATACTGGAACAAGAAAGACCTGCTCAGATGGATCTTATGAAGTTTGTCAATCACCAACGTTCACAGGTTTTGGAGAATTATATGAGGCAAACTCAGTTACATGTGGAGGATCTGGTGTTACACCAGTTACACCAGTTACACCAGTAACTCCTGTTACACCAGTAACTCCTGTTACACCTGTAACCCCTGTTACACCAGTAACTCCTGTTACACCAGTAACTCCTTGTAGTCCAAATGAAGGAAATAGTTGTTCAGGACCAGATGGATGTGCAGGAACAATTGATTGCAGTGGACTTTGTGCATGCAATGAAGTAACACCAGCCGTTACCCCTGCTGTAACTCCTGCAGTAACACCAGCCGTTACCCCTGCTGTAACTCCTGCAGTAACACCAGTAACTCCATGCGTTTCTAATGCTGGAAATGGTTGTGGATGGAATATGAATGGAATCATTCAGTGTGATGGAACATGCTTAGGTGGAGAAGCACCAGTAACACCTGCTGTTACACCTGCTGTTACACCTGCTGTTACACCTGCAGTAACTCCCGAAGTAACACCTGCTGTTACACCTGCTGTTACACCTGCTGTTACACCTGCTGTAACTCCAGAAGTAACACCTGCTGTTACACCTGCTGTAACTCCAGAAGTAACACCTGCTGTTACACCTGCTGTAACTCCTGCAGTTACACCTAGTGGTGGCTGTGGTTTCTGTCCAGACTGGGCTGGATGTTTCTGCTTTGAAGGATCTTGTATCTGCTAGAGTTTAGTGTGATATACTTTCTATAGGAGGAAAAAAATGGCAAAAACAAAAGAAACAGTATCAAGAACATTTGCATTTATTGTAGATGGAGAAGTAGTAGGCACGATAACTGTTCCATCAACATCTACAAATTCTGAAAGATTGTGGGCAGGATTATCTTCTGACCCAATAACTGTAGAGTCTACAGACACGCCAGGGGTTAAGTTTGGATGGAAATGGGACGGGACATCTTTTAGCGAAGGATAAGTTTATGACTGATTTGTCTCCGTGGCAAAAATGGAAAAGCAATCTTGGAGATACAAGACCATGGGATTTAGTAAATCCAGGCACAGAATGGGTAGATGAATCCATATCTAATGAAAGATATTCTATTTGTCAGTCTTGTCCAGAACTTATAAAATTAACCAAGCAATGCAAAAAGTGTGGATGTTTTATGGCTGCTAAAACAAAACTAGCAGCAGCAACATGTCCGTTAGGAAAATGGTAATGAATAAAAAAGAACTTGCACCAGGAATTGTTGTTTATTCAGATGTTATAGATTCGCATGAGTCTTTAGTCACTGATATAGAAGAAGGCATGGTCAGTGCTAACATAGAATGGCAGTTGGCAGGGGTAAAGACAGGAGATGAAGATCCTGGCAAAAACAAGGAACTTAGAGATACTTTTGTTGTTCCAGTCCAATATACTGATACAGAGATTACAGAGTTTGCAGGATTCCAGTCAGCATTCTATGCAACACTATCAAACCTATTTCTTAAGCATATTTCACCCCTGGAGCATGACTATAAAATAGATCATGGACTCTCTACCACTTGGCATGATCAGTACAGTATTTTAAAGTATGGCGTTGGTCAAAAGTTTGTGAACCATATAGATGACCATAAAGATTATCACAGAAGAATGTCTACGATATACTATATTAATGATAACTATGAGGGGGGTCAGATAGTGTTTCCTAGGTTTGGTATTACTTATAAGCCAAAAGCAAACGAACTATTGGTATTCCCATCAACATATGTTTATAATCATTCTGTTCTTCCAGTTATAGAGGGAACAAGATATGCAGTAGTTAGTTGGTTAAAATGAAGATAGATATGAATATAGTTCAGCAAGCAATTGCAGAAAACAGAATCCATGTTTTTAAGAATGTGTTTACAGATCTTCCGTCATTAGATACAATAATGTCAGTAGTTTCTAGTTATGTTGACGAAGACTTGGCAGCCTTTCCAGATAGATCATATCTTTTAAGTGATTTTATTGAGGGCGAATCTTCTGATATGAGGCTAAAGTGTAGATTTTGGTCAAGAATGGCATTTCAACTTTTTGATCCAAACGATCTATACATGAACATAATACCAGAATTATCTCCAGTAACAGAATGGGGAATTTCTGAGTATGGATCAGATGTTTATCAGGGAAATTTTTGTCTAGTATCTCTTATGAAAAACAGAGGTGTGGTTGGAAGTAAGCACAGAGATTATGTTGATCAGTTTCAATGGGTAGTTAAGGGTGAAATGATCTGGCGCACAGGAGAAAATCTAGAAAATGAACATCATGTTGTAGAAGGTGACTTTATTTTTGTGCCAAAGAATCTTGCTCATGAGGTAGAAACCATTAAGGCACCAAGAGCAGCAATCAATTTAATTTTAAGAAACTAAAAAGCACCTACTAGGTTTCCCCAATAGGTGCCTTTAGTTTTCTTTTTTATTTAGGAAATTTTGCCATCCAGGACTTAGTTCTTGGAGTCATGCCTTTCCAGGCAGTCCAGTTTTCTCCACCATTACTCATGTGGTGTGCAATCTGTGCATTTAGTACTGGATTAAAAAGTTCAGCATTTGAAGATAACTCAAACTTGTCTCTGCGATCAGGTCCAAGAGAGTCAATCATGTTAATCTGGAATATGCCATATGAGGAGTCTCCAGTGTTTGCGTTTCCGTTAAAGGCCAATGGACGACCATTTGACTCTTTCTTTGCTACAGCCCAAGCCTCAACAAGGTTCTGGCCCTTAAAGCCAACTAGGGATAGCATCTTCTTTAGTTCTAAGTCTGTAAGAGATGTCTTGTTTGCATATCTCTCTAACATTTCTTCCTTAGAAACCAAAAAAACCTCTTTCGAGGCGTTATCTGCTGTCTGAGCCTGTTCCAGGCTAAGGTTATTTTTCGTATCTAGTTCTGGCGTAGCATTAGCAGCATTAGAAAAAACACTGACAAGTGCTACGATACTGAGTGTGCTAATGATCTCTTTGTTTCTTTCGATAAATTTAATCATAGTTTCCTCCTTAGAAAACAATAACACCTTGGCAGGTGTTAGTACCAAGTATAGCATGAAATTTTTGTAAAATCAACTTTAGAGGGTGGTATAATAAATATTATGCCACAATATGCATCTAACTATCCTAATTCACTTTCGTATCCGATTGCTTCAGATCCAGTGAATGTGCACGGAGATTTCAAGGTTTTGGTAGATGCTTTAAACAATATTTTGCCACCACTTGGCTATGGTGCAGCATACATCGATGTTAGAAATACTTCTGGCAGCACTATTTTTCAGGGAGCCCCAGTTTTTATTAGCGGTAGCGTTTCAGGAAAATCACTAATCCAGAAGTATAATCCATCTAGTCAAAATCATAACGAGAATGTTCCAATTTTGGGTTTGGTAAAAACCAATATTCCAAATAACAGCAACGGTTTGGTAATTGTTTCTGGTGTTATCCAAATGAACACAACTAACCTTGGTCCTGCTGGCACAAAGGTTTATGTAGATTCAACAGGAACCCTTGTTGGTAATCGTCCATCAACTGGTCCAGCAAGATATGTAGCGGTAGTTGCAATTCAGGCAACCCTCAATGATGGCGGAATGCTAATTGTCCAGACAAAAGGCAACGGTACATGGGGAGCACTAAAAGACGGATTGTCGTGATATAATAACATTATGGCAACTCTAAGAGGCTCTCAAACATCATACGACATAGGAAACAAACCACCTACAGTTATTTGGACTGTAGTTCGTGGAGATACCTCTGGTTTTAAGGTTTATGTAACAGATGATGCTCAGCAGCCACTAATTTTAAAAGGCGAGGCATCTGAGTGGACAATTGCAATGAAGATAAAAAGACCAAACTCAACTCCTGGAGTAATAACAGATGATGCAACACTTGTTATGCATTTACATCCAAGAGCAGACGAAGATGACCTTGTAGGAGAATTTACAGTTTGGCTTACAGCAGCACAGTCTGTACAACTTGAGACAGGAGACATCTTTGATATTCAGGTTAGCGACCCAACAAGAGTCTGGACAGTTGCCCAGGGTAGCATGAAGATTCTTGAAGATGTAACAGACTAATGGCAACAGCCGTATTACTTGATGACCTACAAAACAAAACAGAGCGAATCTTTCCGATAGACTACTCAGTAGTTCAAATAGAAGATATCAGGATAAATACTTTAATAACTGAGGTTTTGCCATTTAGAGTTAAGTTTACTGCAATCCAGATAGAGGGTTTGGGTCTAGGAAATACCCCAGCAATTCCACTGCAAGTTATTGGCTACAGCAACTATATTCTTTAATAATATTATTTAAAAAGAGGGGTTATAATTACGACATGGCTAAAGTATCGATTCCATCAGTTAAAAGTCTATTCCAAACAGGTGATAGACCTACTCAAGAAAATTATGAAGATTTAATTGATACCGTTGCAGCCCAGGCAACAGATTTGGGTTCTGCAGGTAACAATGAAAACACAATCACTGGTATTGAGAACTTAACTGTTGTTGATAACTTTGACGCTACAGTTTGGCGAATGGTCAAGTATATTGTTTCAATATCAAAGACCACTGCAGGGGACAACAAGTTCTATGCAACCGAACTAACAATTCTCGTTGACGGTACAAATGTAAATGTCAGCGAATACGGAACAATCGACAATGATGGGAATATTGGCACCATTAATGTCTCTCGCACTGGAAATACCGTGGCCTTAACAGTCACTCCAGACCCTGCGATCAAGCCAGTCACAGTTCGTTTTGCACGAATTGGACTTAAGGCATAATAAAAGGAGATAAAAAAATGGCAACAGTAAATAAAGATTTTAAGATTAAGAGTGGTCTCGTCGTTGAAGGTACAACAGGTACAATCAATGGTTTTGACATTCTTACAAAGAAGCAAGCAGACCAAAACTACATCATTGGTCTTATTGGTGGAGCAGCAACACCTGAGAACACACCAGACACAGTAGTTCTTCGTGATGAAAACGGAGACTTTGCTGCTGGTATTATTACAGCAGAAACAGGTTTCTCAGGAGACCTGACTGGTAACGTAACTGGTACAGTATCAGATATTTCTAACCATGACACAGACGATTTAGCAGAAGGCGCAAATAGCAAGTACTTCACTGAATCTCGTGCACAGATAGGTGTATCTAATGCACTTGGCGAAGGTCTTGGTTATGGTTCATTTGGTGCAGGCAACGTTTTCTATGTTGACACAAACGTAATTGCAACAAAGCAGTTTGCAACAGATGAAGCAAACGGAGCACTTTCAGCAGCAGAAGATTATGCAGAACTAAAGGCAACAGATGCCCAGAACGCTGCTCAGTCATATGCTGAGGGACTTGTACAGCAAGAAGCCTCAGATCGTAACACAGCAATTTCAACAGCAATCACAAACCTTGATCTTGCAAACACATACGATGCAAAGGGTGCAGCAGCACAGGCTCTTTCAGATGCAGAAGATTATGCAGATGCAAAGATTAGCGATGCAAATGGCTCTGCTACAGATAAGGCTTGGTCAGCATACAAGACAAACACAGAAATTGGTCTTGCAGAAGATAGAGCAAAGCAGCATGCAGATGATGAAATTGCTGCTCTTGTTGGTTCAGCCCCAGCACTTCTTGATACACTTCAGGAATTGGCAGCAGCAATTGACAATGATCCAGAAACAATCAACAACCTCCAGTCTCTTGCAGCAGGAAAGCAGAACTCACTAACTGAGGGCGCAAACATTGACATTACAGATGATGTAATCTCTGTAGTTGGTCTTGATTCAGCAGATATCTCAGACTTCAACACTGCAGCACTTTCAGCAACATCTGCAGCATACGATCCAGCAGGGTCTGCAGATACAGCAGAAGAAAACGCTATTGCAGCAGCAGCACTAGATGCTACTGACAAGGCAGATGCAGCAGAAGCAGCAGCCATCGCTGCAGCAGCGCTAGATGCAACTGATAAGGCGAATACAGCATACACAAACGCAGTTGCAGCAGCAGCATTAGACGCTACTGACAAGGCAAATGCAGCAGAAGAAAATGCAATTGAGCATGCAAATAACCTTACTACAGATGACATTGCAGAAGGTTCAGCACAGTACTTCTTGGATTCTCGTGCAAAGGCTTCAGCAGCAGATCTTTTGACTGGTGCTTCTAAGACAAACATTCAAATCACAGGTGATGAGAATGGTCTTACAATCACAGCAGAAAACGGTGTAGCAGATTCTGATACTGATGATCTAGTAGAAGGTTCAACAAACCTATACTTCACAAATTCTCGTGCTGTTGGTGCAATCAATGACGCAAACATACAGCCACAGTCAATCGACATCACATGGGTTCGTCGTGAAGAAGCAACTTGGACAGGTGTTCCAACCGCTTCAAAGACAACAGTTCACTCATTTGGTACAAACGAGGGTAGCGTAAAGTACCTTGTTCGTGTTATCAGTGGGCCAAACTCTCATGTTACAGAAGTTCTTGCAACAACAGATTCAAACAACAATGTTGCAGTGGTTGAGTATGGAACAATCTATACATCACTAGATCCACTAGCAACCGTAACAGTTGAATGGAATGCTGGAACATCTGAGTACGATCTAAACGTTACTACAGCACAGAACAGTTCAGAAGTTCTTGTAGCAGCAACATTGTTAGCGTACAACGACTAATTAATTAAAGGTTAGGGAGATCCTTTCAAAATCTCCCACAAAAAGTGGTAAAGAGGAGAA